CATAAAACTCTGTGAGACAGTCGTCCAGCTGTTTGTGTCGCTTTGTACGCCATTCTCTGTAATCGTTGCACCTGCATGGCTGCCATTTTTCACTTTCCAGGCCAGGCAGTTATTGGGGGCATCAGCACCGCGGTAAGTGACCGAGGCCATAACAGCCACAACATCACTGTTGCTGTTATCCACCGCATCAAACGTGGCCTGTGCTGCATTCAGGGACGGCGAGAGCATCAGATATCCGGCCTCGCTGTCAGAGGTGTTCAGCCCCGTGACAATATCTTTATTCAGTGAGTTTTTGGCGCTTCCACCGGTAAATGCCGTTACCGGGCTGTATCTGACCTCAATGCTTCCGAGCAGGGCGGGTTCTGCACTATTATTTCTACCGTATGTCACTGTTCCACAGTACATATCACCCAGCATTAACGTGCCGGATGCACCCGATGAAAAAATATTGTCACCACTACCAATACTCACCTGAATTTTGTCAGTCCGGTCATCTGATACATAAAACGATGCATTTCCAACTAATGAGCGGTTGCAGTACAGACTGGCTGAGACATAGCCGTTTTCGTTTCGCGTTGCGAAAATTTCATAGTAATAACTGGCTGCTTCATCAGGATACGGGGTTGTAAATGAATAGCCATTAATCCTGATGTGGGATGGCGAAGATGAATATTTCTTTCCCGCACTTAATGTCAGACGAAATCCCAGCTGTACAGCTGAGGCTTTTAAGTCCGGAAGTGTGCTGTACAGTGTGACATATGAGGGTGTCGTAAAAATCAGCCCCGTTCTTTCTACAGTATTTACGGCCTGAGTGCCACGACAGACGGATGTTACAGAACCGGACATATCATTGATAAGCGTGACACCGTTTTCGTTCAGTGCTGAAATAATATTTGTTGAATAATAGTTCTCGCACAATCCCTCATTCGCCGGAATTTGTCGGAACCCTTCCAGATTAATAATATTCAAAATATTCCCCTTATTTAGTTTCTATTAAGCAGCAGATAAAACCGCAAACTGCAGTACTGCCCGATCTACTGTCAGTGGCTCATTGGTTTGATATGCTGGTACAAAGAAGGCTCTGTTAACTGCTACCGGCTCGCTCATCAGGAGTCCGGGTTGTAATTGCATGGTGTTAATGGTTATCGGTTCATGGGTGTTGCGCCCTGACTGAACAAATTTTCTGTTAATTGTTAAAGGCCCCCTTGTCTGTTCCCCGGACTGAAGCAGCACTCTGTTGATTTGCAGAGCGGGCTTTGGCGTTTCTGACGGAATTTCTGGTGGAATGACGGGCGCACCCTGAGAAGCCAGAGCCTCCGCGATTAACGCGCGTACAAATGCAGCATTGGCTATCTCATTACCGGATGCATCCGGTGGAGGTACTGGAGACATCGGGGTTCCCGTAAATTCAGGGCTGTCCAGCGATGCTTTTTTCTGCGTTTCATCCATCACTAACTTTACCGCCTTCGAGGTCGCTGCAAGCGTTTCTGACTCACTGTCCGTGGCGCTGCTCAGCCGCACAATCCCGTTGTGTTCCGTACTCGCATCCTCTGCAGTATATTTCCTGTCAGCGAGATCATATGCTGCTTTTACCGCCTTCGGGGTCGCTGCAAAATCTTCACTGCCGCTGTCCGTATCGCTGCTCAACTGCACCAACCCCTTTTGGGTTGTGGTGGCATCCATTGTTCTTATGCTGTCGAAAATCTTCTTTACACTTTCTGCATATTCGGCTGCCGCTTCCGCATTCGCCCTGGCGTGAGACACCAGTTCCTCAAGGTGGATTATCACTTCAGGCCTGGCATTCTGCTCAGTGAATTTCAGTAAAAAATCATTCAGCGCCCCAGGCTGAGAATCTTCGTAAACGGTGATGTCCCCTATATTCGATGGTGGATAACCATCAACCAACAGGGTGACGCTGTACTGTCCATACTCAACGTCCATACTGTAACGCCCGGTTTCATCCGATCTGACTGAAGCTACAGTACTTGCCAGCACCGTGGTGCTGTGACGCCTTGCCGTCAGCTGAATGATGCCATTCTGTATTGGTTTACCTGCACCGTCTTTCAGCACACCTGAAATCTTTACTGCCATATTCACTCCCCAAACAAAAAAGGCACCATTTCTGGTGCCCTTATCCAGGTTATAAAATTCAACTGATACTGATACCTGCTGTTGATTTCTTCATCACCACAACCAGTAAATCGCTGATACTTGCTGTGGGATACCAGCCATTTACCAGCCAGGCTGACACAGAAAATTCCAGCCTCATGTGACCGTGACCGGCAGGCATATCAATAACGCCACTGTAAATCAGCGTATTATCCAGCGCAGTACGGTTATAAATTTCAGCACCGTTTTTCCGCACTATCAGACGGCATGAGGAGTAAATATCAGTATGATTTCGCTCATGCTTAGCGCCGCTGAATGCCACCGCCGGAATAACAATCTGTCGGTCAAACGGCTGATCGTCATAAATCCTGACGGTAATGGTCCCTGATGGCCACCGTTCCGGTGCACGGGAGTCCCGGGGGAAAGCTTTACCCACTGTTTTAACGAGATCGCCTTCAATCTGGTTCGCGGACAGTTTTCCCAGAACCCGGCAGTTCTTGTTAATCGTGACGTTGTTGAGCGTCCCGGCGTTCGCATTCACGTTACCGCTGATATCCGCATTTCTCGCCGTCAGTCGCCCGTCCGGTGTCAGGGAAAATGCCGGAGGATTGCCACCACTGGTAATGGTGGGGGCCGTCAGGCGTTTCAGGAACACGTCATTCATGAATATCTGATCACCCTGCGCCACAAACATCGGCGTTTCATTTCCGTTTGCCGGGTCAATAAACGCGATACGGTTAGCGGCAACCAGGAACTGGCTCAGTTTACCTTCCTCCGTGTCCTCCATGCTGAGGCCAATACCCGCGACATAATGTTTGCCGTCTTTGGTCTGCTCAATTTTGACGCCCCACATGGCATTCCATTTATCGTTGGCATCTTTCCACTCTTTCGAAAACTCCTCCAGTTTGCTGGCGTTATCCTCCGTCAACTCGACTTTTCCCAGCAGCTCTTTACCGAGATGGGATTCGGTTATCTGGCCTTTGAAAAAATCCAGGTAACCTTCGGCATCATCGCTCGCCCGACCGACAGCCTCCACAAATGCCGATTTGCCAACGGTGTTCACACTGCGGATGTAAAAATAATAATCATGGCCCGGCCTGATATTGATACTGGCAGCTATCCAGTACAGCGCCGTGCCAAGATAGCGCGCTGTGGTTTCAACCTGTCTGATATCCGCAATCCGCTTTTCCGAGAACCAGAATTCAAACTGTACCGTCGGGTCATAAACGGCAAGATGCGGCGTGGCGGTTATCTGAAAATAGCCCGGCGTCAGCTCAATCCGCGACGGCGCTGCCGGTGCGGCAATCCGGAACGATACCGATGCAGGATCGCCCTGCTGCCCCCAGGCATTTGCCGCCCGGACTGTCAGCCTGTAGCTTCCCAGCGCCAGCTGCCTGAAGCGGTATGTGGTTTCCGTCGTCCGGGCCGTGCTGACCAGCCGCTCACTGCCGTCATCCGCTGCCACGGTCAGGCGAAGCATAAAGCTCACGCCCTTCACCACCTTCGGTGTGTCCCATCGCGCCAGCACCTGATATTCCCCGCTGTCTGCAGTGACTTCTGCGGTCAGGTGCTGCACCGCTGGCGGCGTGACACCATTCACCGTGCCACTCTGTTCGCCGTCAAAGTGCGCCCCGTTATCCACGATGGCCTCTTTTTCCGGCACATGCTGCACGGCGGTGATGGCATACGTGCCGTCGTCGTTCTCACGGATACTCACGCAGCGGAACAGTCGCTGGCGCAGCGTCGGCAGCTTCAGCCCCCATACGCTGTATTCAGCAACACCGTCAGGAACACGGCTCACTTTTACCTTCACGTCGTCGGTGACGGACTGAACCTCCACGCTGACCGGATTGCCACTTCCGTCAACCAGGCTTATCAGCGTGGTACCGGAGGATGGCAGCGTGATTTCACGGTCGAGCGTCAGCGTCCGGGTCTGGCTGTTCACCGCCAGCACACGACCACCGGTGCTGATACCGGCATAGTCATCATCACAGATTTCAATAACATCGCCCGGTACATGGCGAAGCCCTTCTGCGCCGACGCTGAAATCCACGGTCTGCGTTTCCAGCAGTTCTGTTTTAATCAGCCACAGCCCGGCGCGGTGTGCCTGCCCCATAAGCGCTAACTTAAGGGTTGAACCATCTGAAGAATGCGACGCCTCGGTGCCTCGTTAAGACGATGCCTCGCGTTCTTCAATTGCGTTTTGTAGGCTGTCAGGGATACTGTCCCACGAATGGCCACCTGTAAGCTCCAGATGACCATTTTTGTTATTCTCCACAACGAGTTAGTTCTTCTTTTCGGATCCGGCACTTCTGGGGGGGAAATCCAGCGATGGCTGGATTATGTCGTCAATTAAAAATGCGGCGAGTAGATTAGCAAATATCCACGCTTTCGCGAGTTCAGGTTCCTTTGCACGCAAAGCATCCAGGTGCAGCAAACTTTTGAGCCGCTTAAAAGCCAGTTCAATTTGCCATCGCAGACGGTAACAATCAGCCACTTGCTCTGCTGAATATTCATCTTCCGGTAATGATGTTAGCAATAGCACATGGCCCGCTGCTTCCAGCGTTTCCGCCTGAACTACTCGTCCTTTTCGACGATTCTCGCTGAGCAGTCGGGTTTTACTGATTAATGCTTTTTCGGGAGGAAGTGATACGGCAATGAGACGTGCCGGAAAGGGAGCTCCGGCTTTTTTATTACCTGAATTGCCTATCATTACAGTGGTTTCACCGTTCTTACCGCAATCCAGCCCGCGCAGAAAACCCATCATGTCAAAGCGCATTCCTTCTGCAGTTAACCAGCGCAATCCTCGCCAGTGAACCCGGACGATATAATCAGCTTCTCCAAAAGCAAGTGAGCGGATACATTCGGGACGCGAACCGAATCCCCGGTCAGCAATGCGTATCTCGTCTGCCGTTTGCGCAAATCGGTCCAGCCGTTCAGCGTCTCTGCTGTCGGTTAGCTCAAAATCAGTGAACTGACAGGTATGAGGATCATATCCCATATGTAGTCGCCATTCAGCGCTGCCGCCCCCGGGCGCACTGATTGCTGTTCCATCGACAAGACGCAATCTCTTTCCGCTTGTACAACCCGTAACTGCGGCGCGTACAGCAAGTGTTTGTGCGGCAAGTATGCCAAACCAGTCGGCGGCATTCCGCAGCCGCTTCAGGAGAGCCACGTCAGATAATGTT